GGTGTGCTTACTTGCCCGATTTTCTTCAGGAAGTCAGCGTTTTCTTGTTCCCACTCGGACATGTTTAGCTCCAACTCGTTAGGATTGATACGGACATCTCGCAGCTGAGAAGGTCTCCCGATGCAGCATTGAGAATACTTGGTGCGCTTATCGCACTTACATTATAGACGAGAGATGACGCTGCGAGCTTAGCGAACACGCTACAAACAGTATCTTCAATCCCGTTAAGGTTTCCCTCATTGTCAAAAAGTGGCACAGTCATAACAATCTTAAAGTTAGCCATTGGGCTAATTGTGATGTGCTGATTGTTGCTTGGTATTAAGTAAGGATCATCTGGAGACACGATTACAGAGTTAGCAAGTACTGTTGCAGGTGGAAAAGCAAAAGTCTGCCACTTAGCGTTATCTACTAGAGCAGTCGCTAGTGTCGTTCTAAGAGTAGTAATAGCAACAGGCATTATCCCACCATCGAGCGAGGGTCTAGTGCATGCGCGATTAATCCTCGCACCTTAGCGAGAAGCTGTGCGCTCATTCGGTAAGGGCTTGGCTGGAAATCGACAGCATTGGAGCCAGAGAGAGTGGCAGTCCTTGCTTGCCAGATTTCAACAGATATCATTAAAGCTGCTTGCTGGATTGCCATATCGGTAGTCCAGTCTGTGTAAGTCGTGGTCGATACAGATCCATAAGGATAAATTGGGTGATAACCCTGAGCGACTGTGTGATTAGTTGCCACACTAATTGAAAAACCATTGACGGCTGTAATTGTCTTAGTGCCGTTATATGACGAACCTGAATTAGAAATCGTTACGCTTTGACCTACATAAAAAGTTTCGCGAACATTGTCATTGAAATATAGAGTGCCTGATCCGACTGTGTTTTCATGTGCAATCGTGAACCACTTTGGAGCCCATAACATAGGAATCAAGACTGCATCTGTTGCATCGCACACTTCCTGCAAGGTTGCATCTGGATACAAAGTACCGACTCCGAGAGTGCTGCGAAGTTCTGCGACTGTTGTAAGTGCCATTGCAATCCTTTCTAAAGACTCTAGAGGGTCAGAGGGCTACTGACCCCCTAGAGCGTACTTAGTGGGCTCTAATTAAGCCTTGTTGTTCTTGAACGCACCTGCTGCAACCTTAGTTGCGATAGCACCGAATCCGTAGTAGCCAACAGTTACTGATCCGTTAGCTGTTGATTCTGCGCGTAGGCGGTATGTTGGTGACTCGTACCATGTGTAAGCATCTGGGTTCACGATAAGGATTGTTCCATCGCCGTCGCCGCCGTTTGTTGGATCAACATATAGGTTAAGTCCTGCAACATTACCTGTGAGTGATGTTGGAGCTACTTGACCGCCTGCGTTCATTGGCTGTGACGCTGTGTAGATTGGGCGTCCTGCATCGTTTAGAGACATGATGTTTGACCATTGTCCTGTTGATACGACCATGTTGCGAGCGAATGGATTTGCTAATCCTGCTGTTGCTCCATATACAGAAGCTGAACCGCGAGCAACAACGCCTAGCAATTCTGCTGCTGTTGGGTATGTTGCTACTGTTGTAGCATCTAGTGTTGCACCAGAAATAAGAGCAGCGTTCACTGCTGCGTTTGTTGCCTTTGCGTAAGCTGCTGCCATGTTGCGCACTAGCTCATCAAAGAAGGCTGGAGATGTACGATCTAGCAATTCGACAGAGAATGTCTGCTGTCCTGCATACTTCTGTACTGTCACAGATAGGAAAGAAGCGTTCTGATCTGTGTCGCTAAACGCATCGCCTTCTGGCTCGATTGCCACTGTTGGCATTTGTGTGATCTTTGGGATCTCGAAAGTCATACCTGCATCTGGTAGCACTCCGCGAGAGATTGCATCGATTGATGGGCGAATTGTTGTTCCAAGTGGATTGATGATTTCAGATAACTGACGTGTTGGAACAAGTCCTGCGTTGTCTGTTGTGTCATCTGCTGCGCGTAGGTATTGACGAGCGTTCTCATCGCCTAGTGCCGCACGGATTGTGTTTTCTGCATACTTAGCTGCTGTTACTTCAATGCGTGGCTTTGTGTAGTATGCTGCTGAAACAGTTGGGCGAGCAGCTTCGACCGCTGGTGCTTCAACTGGTGTTGCTTCGACTGCTGGTGTGGTGTTTTCCACGGCTGTCTCGCTTTCTGTTGGTTGGGTTGATTCTTCTGCATCAGATTCTTCTGCTGCAATATCAGTAACCTGAGCAGACTTAAATGCTGGCTCTGTTACTAAACTTACTTCGACCAAGCGAGCAGCGGATACATATGTCACGCCATCCTTGATCTTTGACTTGAGGACTTCTGCCCCGATTGATAGACCGCTCTGCAATCCTTCTTCTGCAAGGATAAGAGCCTCTGTACCGCGCTGTGAGCGACTGATAGAAAAGACTGCATCGATTGAGTTCTCTGATTCGCTGAATGAAACCATGCGACCCAATGGCTTCTTAGCATCATGCTGGCTTAGCAATTTGATTGCTTTAGGATCTGCAATATCGATAGATCCAGAAGCAAAGATTACTTTGCCCATATTTGTAGAGCCTGCTTCAACATTGAGAGGCACGATCTTGCCTGATACTGTGCGACTTGCTGAGTCTGCTGTGAGATCAGCTGAGAAGGTAATTACTTGATTCATTCTAGACCATTATTTCCGTTAGGTGTTAGATCAGTCATTTCCATCGCTTGCTCTGGAGTAATCAGATTAAGCGTAAGCAGTTTTTCAATAACTGCTAATTCTTGCATTGGATCAGTACGCAGAAAGTTCTTATCAATGTCGAACTTCACCACATTACCGCGAGCAGTAATATCATCCATTGACAGGCGATCTTCAATCGCTGTAATAAATGGTTGTAAAGATAGTGTTAAGAATTGCTTGCGCTCATCCTGCACATTTGCATAAGTCATAGAGTTGTTCTGATCTGCTGAGACATAGTAAGCAGGGACATTGCATAGACGAGCAATTTCAGTAGCAAGATTAAAAATTGCTTCTCCGTACATCATGTCTTTAGGTGAGAATGAGACTGGGTTGTATTCAAGAGTAGATGTTAAGTATGCAGTTGAACGATTGTTACGAGCAGTACGCCATGCAGCAAGTAATCCAGAAACTTCTTTAGGGTCTAGATCTGCGCCTGTGTTCTTAATGTAACCAGTTGCCATTGGAGTAGCTGCTGCGATTGCTGCTGCCTTCTGAACATCGATTGCTGCGCGAATTGTTGAAGCACCGGTATTTAAGATGCCATCGCTTAATGATTGGAATGTGACAAGAGATCCCAAGCCGTCCATTGGTAATGTTGTGCCATCGACTGCATAAGATCTAACAAATGTGTTAGTGCTATCGAGAGTAATCGTCACGCGATTGTTAGCGATCCACTCAAAGCGAGATGGTCGTCCATCTTCCTGATAAACTTCGACTACTTTCCAGAAGGCTTGACCATATAGAAGAAGTGAATCAACAGTCCATGCAATCGTTACTGATCGTGGCTGTGAATAAGAAGGTTGCTCTAACCAAGCAGGTGAGCCAAGTTCTTCATTGGTAGATTTTTTGTAAAGCTCTAAAGGAATTGCACCGATTGTGCCAGCCAGTAAATTGCGGCAGCGCATAAGTGCTGGGACAGACATTGCTTCTGTTCTGCCAATGTAGGCAGTCTGGAAAGGCATCGCATAAGGTGAATACTCACCCAATACCTGTGGAGCCGACTGAGCTTGTAATTGTGGCTTTGGTTCAAGCCCGAATGTCTGCAAGATTCTACCCATAGACAGAAATTGTAGCATTTGTCAAGCAATTAGACAATGTGTTAGGGCGTGTCTAAGTATATATCTGTGGCTTAGGCTGAGGGATCATTAACTTGGAAACTACCATAGCCAAGCCAATAGGGGCTGAGATATCTCCAGCGCTCTTTCTTTTGATGATGCGCCATGCAGAATCGTTCACCTTAGCTGCGCAGTTATTCATCTGCTGGATTAGTTCCGCCATGCCATTATGGACTACGCGATGATTGACTAAGCCTTCTAATAGATCTCCACATGCTTTGTAGAACTGCTGACCTGAGACATCCTCGGTGATCACTCCAGCATTAGCCAACCGATCTGCAATAGTCTGAGTTGCATACTTGTCATAACAGACTAGGCGAGGCTTATAAATGTCGCACCAAGCCTTTATACTTGCTGCCATCTTTAACTCATCGATGGCGACTTGAGAGCTGTAAGTCTCTAAGATTCCAATGCCAATCCGTCCATCTGGAAGAAGTTGTCCTGCGACCAATGATCCGTTCCTGCGTGACGGACTGACATCGAAACCGAATACAGTATAAGCCCCAGCGCTCATTTCTAGTGTGCTATCGGATGTGTCCTCAAGGATTCCGTGTGGCCATGGACTGCTTAACGAATCAATCCACTGACAAAGAGTTTCAGTACGCGTGTTCTCAATCGGTGAAGTAGCAATCGCTTCCTCAATCGCTTCTTCTGTGATGGTGTATCCCAAAGAAGGGTTAGCCAAAGCCCATGCATCGCGGTCGGTTATCTTGCAGTATTGAGGGGCTGAGTACTCGTAGAATCCAAAGGACTTTGGCGGATAGTCGATGGCTCGTTCTCTAAGGTCATTAAGAACAGTTGAGAACGCATCTCCTGCATTCGAGGTAAGAAGTGTCTGACTATTTGGGTGAGCTCTAGTAGTTGGAGTTGCTGCTCTAAATCCATCTTCTGTGATCTCTCGGACTTCATCGATGTAAAGTAGCCCATTGACACTTCGTCCACGAGATCCATCTCGAGTAGCTGCAACGACATCAAGGCGCGCTCCAGAGAGCATCTCAATAGACTCCGTGCCATTAGCGTGTCTGATTTGTTTAACGAATCCTTTAAGGTGGTCATTGGTCTCCAGTAGGTGAGTTACTTGTCGGAAGGTGTCTAGTGCCATGCTTCTATTAGAGCTCATGATAAGCACATTGGTATTCCACTTTATGAGGTGGGCGAGTATAAGCATTCTGGCTAAATGGGTCTTACCATTTTGCCGAGCGACCAGAATGAGGTTTGTCTTACGAATCCAGTTGCCTTTCTTGTCCACAGTGAGCATGTCCTTAAGGACGAACTCTTGCCACGGCATTAAATCCATCTGGACGATTGCGCATAGATCTTTAACATCTTGCAGCTTGTTTTCGCCTTTGAGAAGTGGACTGTGAAGCCTCGGCTTGGTTGCCCCTCGTAGGGCTTTGGGCTTTCTGGGCTTAGTTGTCATTGATCTGGATCGGGTCGGGTCTTAAAGGGACTGTCCAGCATCGTCTCGGACTGCATCGGGGAGATATAGGTTGA